GAGTTCAATGATGAATCGTACGATGGCAAAGTGTTCATCATTCAGATCAGCGACACAATCGGAAACATGGCCGACAAATCCGACCCGTTGAACAATGGCGAGAATTGGTACAATGAAGCCTACACCAACCGCAAGGTGATCGAGCGTTACCAAGACTATTTGACGGGCGCGTTGCAAGCGTATGGCATCAACACGGGTGTGCATCAATTTCAAGCTGAAAAGGTTGGCGGCATATTGATCACAACGGTTCAAACGCCCGCGTGGACAAACAACGGCATCGTTTTCGATGATGACACCACGCCGCCGAATTTCAATTCAGATGGCTCTTATGACGCGGTTTCTGGCGAGTACACGCCCGTTGATGAGGGGTCGTACCAATTCACCATCACGGGCGGTTGGCAATCAATCAACCCACCCACGATTGGCGGCAACATCATCACGTTTCGATTTGCCATTGATCACTACGATTCAACGGCGACATTGCTCACGACATACTATTCGGCGCAATACCAACAAACCACAAATTTTTCGTTCACCACCTTTGAAATTGACACCGATTTCATCGCGTTGGATGCTGACGATTATTTGAAAGTGCGGTTGGAATGCAACCAATCATTGCCCGTTGCAACACACCCCGCGCAAGTTCAGTTTGATGATGTGACGTGGAAAACAAAAGATGTTCGGGCGGTGCAAGTTGTTGGCCAGACCAACACGGGAAATTTACGCGCACCCATCAAAACAACCACCTCCGCGCCGATGTCAATAGCTGATGGAATCAGTTACATCAAAGACACGACAAAAACGATTCGGTTGGCCAATCAACACATTGATCGTTCGGGGTGGGTGCATCGTTTTAATCAAAATTTAATAACGGGCGAAGCCGAAATCGAAATCATATCACATGGCTAAAATCAACAACAATTACCCGATACGTTTCGACTACACACCCGAATGCAATTTGGTCGATCACAATTGGATGCAGTTCGCCGAATATGGTGACGTGTCGCAATTCCAACTTGAAATCGAACCATGTGCGTATGAGCAAAACGCAATCAACAACGGGTCGTTCACGTCCATCAGTTATTGGAACGTAACGGGCGGTTCATTCTCAATTGATGCGGCGGGCGGCAAGGCGGTCAAAGTAACGGGCGGCGCGTCCAACATCAAACAAGATGTTGCAAGTGCTGACGGCGTTTATTGGCGCATTGAAATGGATTTCGTTGTCACATCTGGACAATTCGCGGTCAAGTTCGGCACGGACATCAACATCGTGACACAAACGGGGTCTTATGAATTTTACATCACCGCCGATTCGGTCACATCGTTGATGGTGTCAGGCGATGGCACAACATCGGGGTCATTTACCAACGTGACCGCCATGCCTATCAACACGGCGTTTGAGGTTTACGTTGTCGACGCCAACGGGGTGACGCAACACACCTACACCGAAAGTGATTTCAATTTTACCAACCAATGGATGACGGCATCAATTGATTGGCAAGACATCGCGGTCGGGTCAGGTTGCTACACATTGAAAGTTAGCGACCCGTGCCATTGCGTGCAAGGTGGGTTTATTCAAGAAGATTTCACGACCGACCCATCGGCATGGTCAACATCAGCGGGGTGGTCAATCACGGCGGGCGTTGCTTCATTCAATGGAGCATTTGGAACGGGTCAGGCGTTAATGTCGGGCGTGTTGTGCGTTGGCACGGAATACGAGATCACATACACGTTGGCAAATGTTGCGGGTGATTCCTTTTACGTTCAGCTTGGATCAGCAACGGGAACGACACGAACGACAAACGGCACGTTCACCGACACCGTGACCGCAACCAATTCGTCATCGTTCAAAATGGTGGCATCTGGGCCGACACATTTGCCAATGATGACCGTGACCAACATGACCGTCAGAGCAACGACCCGAACATCGCAACACACAAGTGTGCCGATTAAAGTTTTGGAAACGGCCGCCGATTGCACGCACAAAATTGTCGTGTGCAACGATTCCGATGGAATGTCGGCGGGTTTCGACAACACGGGGTTCGCCCCAATGTTGCGCGTCCATTCGCAATATGCCCACGGCGGAGCAACCGCGACCCGCAATAGTTATGAGTTCAGCAACGGCCGAAAGTCAACCACCTATTACAGAGGACGTGCAAACAAAAGTTTGGCGTTGATTGCGCCAAGTTACATTCACGATTTTTTAATGCATCTGGGCGGGTTCGATCACGTTTACATTGACGGGGTGGAAGTGTTTGTGGAGGATGACGAATACCCGACCATAAGTTGGAACAATCAAACCGACCTCGGTGGCGTAACTTTGACAATGCGCGCCAAAACGGTGTTGATCGAAAATAGACGAATTACAAGCGCGGTGAAAGCGTGCGACCCGAATGGCAACCCAATCGCCACGGGTGACAATCAAATAATTAGACTGCCAGACGGCGGCAAAATAACAACGGGATAATGGCCACATCAATTTCACAACTACCAAGCGCAACCACCGCCGAAATCGCGGACGGCGCAAAAATCATTGTAAACACCACCGACAACGAAACGAAATCGACCACGTTGTCAACGTTTCGCAACACCTATTTGGGCGACATCCAGGTCGTCAATTTGTTGATTGCAACGGCCGATGTTCTGACGTTGAACGCCACGCCGATTGAACTAATCGCGGCGCAAGGTGCGGGAACGTACATCGAATTGATTTCGGTGATGGTGCGCGTGAAATACAATTCGGCCGCGTATGCCACGAACACCACGTTGCAAATCACAACATCGGGCGCGAGTGTTGCCCAATATTCATTGGATATGTTAGATGCCACGGTTGACACGGGCCGCAAACTTGCGGAGGTTACAACCACCACGGCCGCCCACACACAATTGATTGCCAACACCGCCGTCAACGTTACGGTGTCAGGTGGAAACCCAACGGCGGGAGATTCTGACATTGACATTTTCGCAACGTTCCGTGTTTTATCGTAATGCGCACACATGGCATTGACGAAAGCATTGGCGGACATACTCGCGGAAAAAGACCGCAATTTGGCGCGTGTTCCCGATGCGTTTGCCGACCGTATGGTGTTGGCGCAACGCGAAATGTTGTCAGAGGTGACCGCGTTGTTGGGAGCGTTAGACCGAAACGGGTCAACGATAACGGTGACGAGGTCGAACCTCATTAAAGCCAATGAGATCACCAACATATTGTCTCAACTTTTCAAAGGCGGCGAGTATTTCAAAGCGGTTGAAAAATTGGCCGATGAGTTCGACCAACAAGCGGCGTTGACGGACAAATATTTCGATTTTGCCGAACCCGATTTCAGCGTGCCGCCAATCGCTGATGAAATATTTTTGACACGAAAGGCGGGCGCAATTGACCTTTTGTTGGGCGATGGCGTGTCGGCAAATGTCAGTATTCCCGTTCGGCGTGAATTGGTCAACGCGGTGACGTCTGGCGCAAGCTACACCGACACATTGAAGTCGTTGCGAAATCTAATTGAAGGAACGCCCGACCGTGACGGGGTTTTGTCGCGTTGGTCGCGGTTGATTGTTTCCGACACCTTTGCAATGACTGACCGTTCGTACACGGCAACCATCGGCGAGGAATTGGGCTATGAATGGTTTTTGTATGCGGGCGGAATCATCGACACCACCCGACCATTTTGCAAAGAACACAACGGCCGATATTATCACCGAAAGGAAATCGAAAAATGGCCGTCCGACCCGTGGCAAGGCATGATGTATGGCACGAACCAAAAAACCGTGTTCATCACGGCGGGCGGTTACAATTGCCAACATTCGATCATGCCCGTGTCGGTGTTCGCCGTTCCGAAACCTGACATTGACCGAAACATCGCCAACGGCAACTTTGAACCAACGGCGGTTGAACAAAGGTTGATCAACGAATAATTCGGTAATATTGGCGGATGCTAAAAATCGCCATCACCCATGTGCCGAGGTTAAAAGAAACGATTGGCCAATCATTGCGGTCAATCAAAGATGCGTTCACGGGTGAATTGACCATTGCGCCAGACGGTGACCACGATGTCGAATGGATTACCAAACAAATGGGCATTCGTTCCATTTCCCGATCAAACCGCGTTGGTTGTTTCAAGCATTACGCCAGAACGCTGAAAAGATTGGTTGACAATTCAAAGGATGGCGACATCGTTGCGGTGTTGCCTGACGACCTGGTCTACATTCCTTTTGAAAAGGCAATCACTCAGGCGTTGAAATCACCAACGGTTGGCTATTGCGCCATTTACACACCTCGCGAAATGGGGCGGCGCAACAATTGGAAATTCGGAGGTTGGCAAGTCGTGACGGGTGGATATGGTGAAAGTTATGGCGGCGGGTATTTCTTCAAACGCGAGGTCGCCAAACAAGTGATTCAACACGATTTTTTCATCAACCATTTTAACAATTACGAAAAGAACCAACAAATTGACCACGCCGTGCCTGAGTGCATCCACCAAATGAATTTGAAACAACTTTGGCACACGCCGAGTTTGTCGAAACACATCGGGTTGACCTCCACAATTGGACACACGCACACCGAGGCTGAAGAACCGTGGGGTTGGCGAACAAGACCATGAAAATTTCAATCATTATTCCATACGTCACCGATCGCGGATATTTGGCGGAGGCACAGAAAAGCGCGGAAAAGGCAATTGATTTTGCCAACGTCAAAGGCGAGGTGATTTTGTCGCAATCTGAAAACGGCGTTTCGTACAATTTGAACCGTGGCATTGAACGCGCCAAAGGCGAGTTGATCACCTATTTGTGCGATGACGATTTGTTGCCGTTGCAATCAATCAAATCGACCGTCTTGGCAATGCGCGGGTATGATTTCGTACACGGCAACGCAACCACCATATATGAAAGCAATTTCAAGTTTGTTGAACCACGCATCCGCCGATACACGCCCAAACTGAAATATCCATCGTTGGCCCAGATGGTCAAATCAAATTGGATTCACGGCGGCACGGTCACATATCGGCGCGATGTTGTTGCGGGCGAATGGTTTGACGAAAATCTTTGGTGCGGCGAGGAATATGATTTCAATATGTTCTTGTTGTCGAAAGGCAAAAGCCTCGGATATATTAACAACGACCTTTATACATACCGACACCACGCCGCCCAGAAATCAAAGCAAATGAACAATCAATCAGAAAGGCGCGAGGCCATCGAACAAATCCGCGATCAATACCGATGAGAACCGCAAATATTGCATCATTTCCAAGCCGAGAAAAATGTTTGATTCAAATGTTGGGATCAATTCGCGGGCAATTCGACCAAGTGAATGTGTATTGGAACGGCGACAACGCCGATTTCGTGCCGCCGTGGGTCAATGTGGTGACCTCCGCCGATGATGGTGATTTGACCGATTTGGGCAAATTCCGATTTCTGACGGGGCGGGGCGATGTGCCGCAATATTATTTCACGTTGGATGATGATTTGATTTACCCGCCAAATTATGCCGACCACATGGTCGCGGCAATCGACCATTTTGATTGCATCGTCACGCACCACGGTCGGCGGTTGCTTGGCAAGGGTCGCAAATATTATTCTGGGCATCAGCTTTTCAGATGCTTGGGGTCAAACCCGACCGATGAAATTGTTGATGTCGGCGGCACGGGTGTCATGGCATTCCACACCGACTATTTCAAACCATTGATTTGGCGCGATTCACGCATGAAAATGGCCGATCTGGTATTCGCTGAGGCCGCCGCAACGAACGACCGCCAAATCGTTTGTTTGGCACATCCTGACGATTATTTCGGGTATCTTGACCCGCCAAACACAATTCATTCAACCGAACACCATGACCAACAACGTTTGATTGATGTGGCCGACAAAATTTACGAACTTAACTTATGAGCGAACACGCGAAGAACTACGGGTTGTATGTGACGTTAGACATCGCGGGCAAATGGCACGCATTCAATCGTGACGATGCGGCCGCATATTGGTCAACAGATGGCACGGGCATCAAATTAGCGGAGGCCGACACACCACAAAAGGCATTGGCGAAATATCGAAAAGGAGATTTTAAGTTCGCATGAAACACATTTTGTTGACCCGTTACAACAACGGCATTTATGATTTGCCGAACGCTGAAAATTGGATGGCGGAGCGTGCCGAATTATTCGCGCACACACGTGAATCGGTGTTCGCCCAAACCGCCCCATTTGATTGGTTGGTGTATTTCGACCCGCGAACGCCTGACGATGTGATGATGGATTTGTGCAAGTTTCCGTTGATGTTTCCGATTAAAGGCGATGCGCGGTCGTATGTTCCGAACGAATGGACGATCACGACAAGGTTGGACAATGACGATTTGTTGCGGCCGACCGCGTTGGCGGAAATCCAAAACGCGGCCATGATGTCGGGCAACCGTGAATTTGTGGTCGATGTTGATTATGAAAAGTTGAACACCGTGACGGGCGAAGTACACGCAAGCAATCGCACCCGCGCCAATTCGCCATTTTTATCATTGGTCAGCAACAAACGAAATTGTTATTGCCGCCCGCACACGTTCATGCCTGACGATTTCCCATCAATGAAGATTGATAAGGTTTTGGCCACGATGGTTTTGCACGGCGGAAACCAAGCCAACACGGTCAAGTCATAAAAAAACCGCGTCACCTCTGGGGCAACGCGGTAAAACCAAAAACCGTTGGGAACATGAACAAACCAACGATTGGTCAAAGTTACGCCAAAACTTTATATTTTTGTGATGTCTTATCGTTGCCAGAACAACGCGGCACATTGCGTTGAATCCTAATTTTCAAACATTCATTCAAGATGGGTTGCACAAACTACAATTGCACCGACATCAGCCCGCAAGTTCTGAACACGTGCGGCGAGTTACTTGAAGGTGGTTTTGATCAAGCGGTCATTTTTGATTGCGATGCGACAACCACCGATTACACGAATGGCACAGAGGTCAACGCCGATATTACGGCGGGTCGTGCGGTTCTGTACAAGAACATAAAGTGTGGCATTGACGCACCATCGGCAAATGAAATTGATGTAATGGTCGCGGGACAAGAACCACGCGCCGTGAATTATTCACGAACCGCAACATGGGTTGACGCCAATGTCAACACGTCAAGTTCGGCGGCATATGACACATTGGATGCAACGTCTGGCATCACGGTCAAGGCAATACTCTTTCACCTCGCAAGCGGTGAAAATGTGGTGTTGGTTGACCCGCCAAAGGGTTGTATTTTCAAGGGTGGTTTGCTTGTTCCTAACGACACAAGTGATGCCGCCCGATATGAGTACACCGCAAGTTGGAAAGATCCAAATTCACCGAGTGTGAAGGCCGTGCCATCTGGCGTGTTCGCATAATCAATTTCTTTTGTTGATGAAAGGGCGGTGTTAATTCATCGCCTTTTTCGTGTCACATTATTGTTTTATAAATAAAAGTGTACATTAGTGCCATAATCAAAAACCAAAACATCATGAAAGACCAAAAGATTTTCAGAGTGAGCGCATTTGGACACCTTGCGGCCATAGCGAGCGTAACTGAGGACAAAAAAGTTTGGGTTCGCTATTACCACGGAATGAAGCCAATAACTGACATTCCAAATGGCGGGTTCAATTACCGATTCATCAAAGAGGTGACCGAACAAGTTGAAAATTGGGCCACCGAAAACAATTACACGATGTGGTCGTTTTGAAATCACCATCAACCAAACCAAAAGGGTCACCAAATCGGTGACCTTTTTTTTGTGCCTACATTTGTACAAAATCACAATCATGCCCGCAATCAAATGTTCAAATTCCAAATGGCGATGGGGTGGTGGCAAATGCACTTTTGACACCAAAGCCAAAGCACAACGGGCGGGTGTCGCAATTGAGATTGCCAAGCAAAAGCGCAAAGGCGGTTATTGATGACCTTTACAGATTACCCAAAACAAGCCGTTGAAAATGCCAGAATCGCGTTGCGATACGCGGAGGCAAACGGGTGGGGTTCGTGTGGTACGGCCGTGGGAAAAGCACGCGCCAACCAATTGTCAAAAGGCGACACGCCGTTGTCGTTGGAAACCGTGAAAAGAATGGCCGCATTTGTTCGCCATCGCAAGAATGGCACGCGAAAATTGGGCGATGGTTGCGGCCGTTTGATGTGGTTGGCATGGGGTGGCAACGCGGGCGTTGAATGGGCAATCCGAACCGTCAAAAGGTTGGAGGCCGAAAAGGGTTGATTGTTTCTTTTCTATTTTTGGCGCATGGCAAAGCGAAACAAAGGCATCATTTTGATGGCATTCGGGGCGAAAGGTTACGCGGAATTGGCGGTCAATCTGGCCTATTCAATCAAAAAACATTCGGACATTCACATCACGTTGGCGGTTCAACCCGATTTGATGCGGTACATATACGCCGATGATTATGGACATTTCGACAAGATTGTCGATCTGAAACCCGATGATTATTTGAACAACGGAAAGGTTGACCCCGCCCGTTGCAAAGTTCGCGTTTACGACATCGGGTCGAAGTATTACAAATCATTCATTTATCTTGATGTAGATGCTCTATGTTGGCAAGACATCAACGGGTTGTTTGATCAATGTGCCGACACCGACCAATTTTACATCACGGAATTGAAAGGCAAGGCCGACCACGACCAGGTCGTCAACTATTCAATCTGGGCAACCAATGACGACATCGTTGATTTCTTTGGCCTAAAAAAGAAAGATCAGATTTGTGCGATACAATCGTCATGGTGTTATTTCCGCGTATGCGATGATGCCAAAAAGTTCATGGCGGAGGTCAAAAAGTATTACAAAAAAGGTTTTCCAATTTCCAAGCTGACCGAAAAATGGGGCGGCACGTTGCCCGATGAATTGATTTTTTCGGGTGTGATTTCAAAAATGGGCATTGATTGCGGTCATCATTTTTATCCAAAACCGATACATTTCGGAAACGAGCATCCTCAAACCACGTTTGAACAATTGGCCGAAGATTCTTATTTGCTGAGTGTGTACGGAAATGGGGCGGGTCAAACGTTGACCAAAACATCCTATTTGGAATACTACGACCGCATAATGATCAAGTGGTTGCGTGGCGACCTCCAGAATCACAAATACAAGATCGGCCAAGCGATCAAAGACAAGCACGCGAACAAACATTGATTGAATGTCGATTCGATTGTTGAAAGTTTACCAACCGAGTTGGCAAACCGACAAACGTTACGTCATCAAAGTGGGCGGCCGTGGTGGTGGCAAATCGCACGATGAGGCACATTTCCACGTCATCAAATGCCGCCAACCAGACTATTATCGGGGCGTGTTGGTTCGTGAAATCCACGCATCAATTCGTGATTCACAATTTGCGGAGGTGAAAGCCGCCATTGATTCGATGGGCATCGGCGCGGAATTTATCATCCGCGAAAACACGATGGAAATCGAACACCGTTTCACGCGCAACAAAATCATCGCGAAAGGATTGAAAAAATCGTCATCGCACGAAACGGCGAAATTCAAGTCGATAAAAGACCCGACACACGTTTGGTTTGAAGAACCGACCGAAACATCCAAACATGATTTTGACCAAGTTGATGAATCCGTCAGGACGTTGAAATCGGAGGTGTTGCAAATACGGTTGACGATGAACACCGACATCGGCCCAGACCATTGGATCAGAAAAGAATTTTTTGACCGCGAACGCGATGACACGACAATCGTTTGGTCAACGTATCTGGACAACATGGTCAATTTGTCGCCATCATTCGTTCAGTTAATGGCCGACATGAAATCACGCGATTTTGAGCGTTGGAAAGTCACCGCAATGGGTGGTTGGGGCAAACGTCAGGTCAACAACCCATTCGCCCGTCAATTCGATTATATGCGGCACGTTAAGGAATGCCAATACCAACGGCAAAAGGTTTTGCGCATCAATTTCGATTTCAACATTTCACCGTTCGCGATTACCTTTTCACACCTCTGGATGGATGCGGACGGGTGGCATCATCACACGTTTGACGAGGCAACAATTGAGGACGGCACAATTGATAAAGCGTGCGACTACATTGCCCAAGCATATCGCCCGTCCTTGCCGTTGGCGGTGATACATGGTGACTATTCGGCAACCAAACGCGACATCAGCCAACGCGACCATGCCAATCTTTATAAGCTGATTGAACGCAAGTTGAAATTGCACCCGCGCCAATTCAAAGTGAAACCAAACCCACGTCACACGAATAGCCGCAACGATGTCAACTATTTGTTAATGCATTTCCCAGATTTGCGGGTTTCGCCCAAATGCCAAAATCTGATTTCTGATTTGGAAACGGTGGAGGTCAACGCCGAGGGCAAAATCATCAAAACATTGCGATCAAAAAAGGAACAACGCGCCGACCATTTGGATGCATACCGTTATGATTTGGATGCCAACGACATCAAAGTTTGGTTGCGCGACAATCAACGATAAATTTCTAATTTTGCAAGCACACCCCAAATTTGCGCGAAATGAAAATTGTTTGGTCATGTTGTGGTCGGCCAAAGACCAACGGAACGGGCGGACAC